CTTTAACAGACCTGTAGTACTGGTTTCTATCAGCAGTAAATGTGTCTGCATCTGTAGTACCGTCAGATTGTGTTACATATGGGTTAGCAATCATACCATATCTAGTTTTGAAACCGATTTTCGGTTGGAAAGTAGATGGGTCAATCGCACGAACCATTTGTAAAGGTACATACGGACAGTAGAACAGACCAGCGTCATAAGGTGAAGTTCCTTTATAACCGGCAACATAGAACTGAGAAGCAGCACCTGTGTTAGCAGAATAAGGGTCAACATACACTCTGTAGCGTCCGTTAAGAACACCAGCGAAAGTGTTACCTGTGTCATCGACATTAAGATTAGTGTCAAGAGCAGGAGCGTAATCTAATACACCAGCCATTGAAAGTGCAGAGGCAACATCTGAAGAACAGATGATGAAGTTACCTTTTCCTCTACGAGTATCTTGAGCGATAACATTAGCATCTCGTTCAATGTTGAACAAGAGACCCTTGAACCTTTCTACAGACCAACGACCATTTGAATCAACATCAAGGTCGAAAGTACCAGCAGATGCAGTCGAAGCAGCACCTGTCTTAGCAACTTTGTAGATAGTTCTAATTACTTCTCGGTTAATCTCAGCGAGAATTTCCTGTGACAGAATGTTTGATAATTCTGACTCAGCGTCAAGACCGTGAACTGCTTTAAGGTCTTGAGCAAGTTCCACAGTATATTCTGCTTTTAATGCCCTTGACTTAGCGGTTACAGTTGTCTTCTCGATTGAGAATGCCATTTGGTTCAAAGTAACTGTGTCACCGAACAATTCTGCATTGTCTCTAGTTACACCAGTACCAGTTGTGTATGAACCGTCAACTGGATTCGACCCAGCGTGAGTACCTGTACCAGCAAAGTCAGTATCAGCCTCATTGTACAGAGCTTCTGTACCTGTTTGAGAGGTGTAGTGTGACTTCATGGCAAAGATAAGACCTGTTGGGCCTGTCATAGGTTGAACACCACAGACATCATACGCCATCAAATTAGGAAGAGCTCGTCTTACTAATGAGATAAGGATGGGGTCATAAGTGTCAATCGCAGATGACATATTATTTGCGTGAACTGCTTCAGAGATTATTGATTTCTCTTCTTGCAATGCCTTTTCTTGGTTTTCAAGAATTACAGCAGTTACCGCTTTACGATAACTATCCTTGATTTCGCCAAGGTCGGGGTGATCCAATACTGGACTCCACTTTTTTTGGATTTCTTCTGAAAGATACATTGTAGTCTCCTATTTTCTTTCTGGTTATTTACCTATTGGTATTATTTATAATAAACTTATTTTTTAAGTTGTCTGGAAATCGCCTGAGCGTACTTGTTAACTGTACTACCTTCGTCAAGCATTGCCTCTGGAACTGTGTCAGTCATCGGTTCTGGTGACTCTTCAGTTAAGGTTTCTTGTTTAGGAAAGTAATTCTCTTTAACGACTGATACTTTTTCAGCGAACATCTCCGCACTTCCAAAGTCAACATCCTCAACTAGAGATGTAAGTTTCTCTTGTTCAGTAAGTGTTAAATCTTCGGAAATCTCACCAATGATTTTAGAACGCATTAGCGATTCCCTATCAGTAGTAAGATTAATTTGTGCTTCCACAGACTCATTGAGTTTCTTTTTGAGTTCCTCAATTTCGTCTTGCATTTCGCCAAGTACATCGTACTTGTCTTGTGGAACTTCGATGTAATGTTCAGCGAAAACTTGTTTCAGAGACTTAATAAAGTCTTCTGTAATTTCAGTCCTAAGACCACGCTCAATAGCAAGCTCGTTCTCTTTCATCCAGTTTTCAGCAACATAGTTAAGATATTGGTCAATTTTACCAACCATCTCTTCCTTGAAAGTTTCTCTTTCAATATTAGACTGTTCTTCTAGTTCTTTCTGAATGGTTTCCATTTCATTAGCGAGTCTTGCGGTGACTACTGTTTCAAATAATTCAGCAGCCTTTACTTTAAACTCTTCTGAGAGGTGTTCCTCATCAGCGAAAAGGTTTTGAATGTCATTTTCAAACAAAGTTTCTTCTTGTTCTTCTGTTTCTGACACTTCTGTGTCCTCCTCTTCTTCTGATTCGACTTCTTCTACTTCAGACTCAGAGACAACTTCTTCTTCGTTATCTACTTCATCTTCAGCGATTACTTCATCCTCTTCTATCTCTTCTTCTTCTGAAACTTTCTGGTTACGAATACCTTCAGAAGATTTCTGAGCAACTACAGATGCGGTGTCTTCACCACCTTCGTAGTTTGGTGCCTGACCAGCGCCTGAGTTAGCAGGCCTTGGTGAATCACCTATTTTTGATGCGGAAGCGGGGCCAATAGCAGATGTTAAACCACCATGCTTGTCTCCAGTTCCACTAAGGTCTTGAATTTCTGGATTAGGATTTGAGTTCCCTTGAGTTGGATTTACTTTATGCCCATCTGTTGCATTTGGCCTCAGATTGTTAGCAACTCCACCCCTAGACTCCTCGTCCAGTTCTTGAGTCTCCTCGTTAAGAGCGGATTCTACTTCCTTACCCTTAGCGAGCATTTCTCTTATTTTGCTTTCTACGCCCATGTTAATTTCTCCTTTGAGATTTGCGTTATACTGTATTTATTTATAAATCTTTAGATTTTTGACAACTTATCCATGAATGAACTGAACACTTCCATCTTCGCTTCCTCTAGTTCACGAGAACCAGCCTTCTTAATTCGCCTTACAGCCAAGTCTATGTCCTGTTCCATCCATGTTCCTTCAACCATTACCCACTCTTTGTGTTCCATAATACCCCTTACAAAGGCATCTGGAGCGGATGGGTCTGCGACTATATCAGCAGCAGTTGAAAGTACAAAGTCATCTTGAACCTCGTTTATGCCATTCTTTTCTTTTAAAGTTCCGAGTCCTCTGGAACTCACACCAAGGGAGGCACCTTCGTCAATAAGGTTCTTTACGATATTTCCCATAGGTGTATCAAGAATTTTTGCTTTTCCAATATAATTGGAACCATCTTCTTTCAAAGAAGTTATCATGTGCGATACACGATCTAAATTGATTGTAGGGCCATCTGGATGTCCTAACTCACCCATCGCCCTTTTCTTCTTAATGCTTTCTTTAACATAACGGTTTACTTCCCTTTGCATAATTTCGCGTGGGTATACTCTACCGTTCCTGTTTTTAAGGTCAGATTGGAGAAAGACACCTTCAATAAAAAGGTTTGTCTTACCGTTACTTTCTTCTTTGATATATTGAATATCTTCTGTTGTTTCTGTTATAAGTTTCATATTATCCTAAGCTCCCATCTGCGCCTTGGTGTTGTTGTGAACCATATCCACTAACCTTAGCAGTCTCTACTATTACTGTTCCCCCAGCACCACCAGCAATAACGACATCTATATCTTGGTCATTCTGGTGATTGTCATTGAACCCATAAAAATCTAGTGAACCACTCTCCATCAATTCATAGAGAACATCACTATTCCTTTGTATTTTAGCACTTGCACCACTTGATAATGTCCAATGAATTGCTTTAATATCTGCCTTTGGTGAACTCTGTGTCTCTGTACTCTTCTTCAGAGTGGTTGCGAGAGCAATGGTGCCTGTCGCAGCTGTCCCACGAACGGCACAAACTCCTTGGACTTGAGTAAGTTTTAAAACATCGACTACGACTGCCATTTAGTTTCTCCTGTTAATTCTTTTTCTTGGAGTGGTTACCATGTGGGCCTTCTGCTAAAATTTCTAGAGCATAAGTCTCACACATTTCAACTCCGTGTTCAAACATAACCCGATACCAAGCAACTTCACCATCTTTATTTGGTTCAGCATGCTCACCTACTATGGGGCTTCCCTCTCCGAATTTGGGATGGACTACCTTAGTTGCACACATATGTGTTAATTTAGGGTCTTCCGAACTTCCCTGTTTTGGGGGAGTGACATGACCTTCCGCGCCGTCTTCGGTAGGCAGATTTGCAGTAGGTTGTTCCTTCTTAGGTTTTTCTACAGCCTGCGCTTCCTCGCGTAGTTCTTTAAATGTCTTCATCTGTTTCCCCTGTATCGGTTTCTGTTTGTTCTATTTCTTCCTCTGGTGCAGCCTCAAGTCCCATTTTCTGTAGTTCTGGGTCATTAAATATCGCATTAGATATTTCTTCCTTCCTCGCGGAAATTAATTCATCCGCCCTTGTACCCATTGCCTTTGCAAACTCATCGTTTGCTCCAGTATAGTCACCATCTGCCCACTTATCCATCATATTTCTGACAGCATCTTGTGGTGTTACTTCATCGGCAACTTCTACTTCTACATTATCTGTTTCACTCATTATCTTCTCCATTAGTTATTTGAGGTTCTTCACCCCCTTCTTCTTGACCAGCTGCAATTTGCTCGTCCATAATATCAATCTCTTCATCCGAAAAACGCATAATGTTTTTCTGGACATATTCTTTACTAAACAACTGACCTATAAATGGTACTACACCGTTTAGTATTTCTAACCTACTTCTAAGAATCTCTTGTTCCTTAGACTCAGTATAATAAGCATCTTGTGCAAACATATACTGTAGGTCATTCCTAATCTCTGGCCATTCCTCTTCGTTAATGACCCCTTTTAAAACTAGTTGAGTTTTTAGTAGGTCATCAAATATCCCACTAAATCTATTTCTCAACTTTGAAATGAACTTTGTAAATTTAAGTTCATCTCTAGTAATCTCAGCAGACCGTCCAAAATTTAGACCTGTCTGTTGTTCCAGACGCGAAATCG